GCTCTTAATCTATAAGGCAAAGTAAAGGTAGTTACATCAGTACCAGAGCTATATGCTACTGAGACACCTGTAGTAGCCTCTGTAACCTTATGATCTAGGTGAAACTGAAAGTCTGCATTGGCTTCTCTAAAGTCTGTCTCAAACGGTATCTTCTCTAGTGTCACCTTATTAGCTTCTTCTACTACAGCAAACAGATCAGTACCGATAAAATCTACATTCTTAAAAGACCTGTTGCTGTTAATCGTAAAGGTAAACCAACTGTTCAGTATTTTTTCTCCCTGCCCACCATATAACCATCTGTTGATATACAACTTATTAGGATTATCTGTACCTAATAACACCAAAACATCTTGGTTGTTAGATACTGCCATTTTAAATATATTGCTTGGTATCAGTCTTGGTACATGAATAGTGATATTAGCAGCGTCCTTTATCTGTTCTCCCTGTGTTATATATTCTCTAATACCTGCAAAAGATCCTTTCTTCGTTAAAAAGTAAATAGAACTACCAGAACCTACAGGTTGTGCATCATCACTACTTTCAAATTCTGTTGCCACTATGACGTTAGCTGATTTAGGGGTAAGAGAATCTGATGATGATGTAAGTACAAACTGCGTCTGTTCAGAAAACAAGATTAACTGTTCCCCCATTGTTACTGCATGTTTAAGAATAGCTACTTTGGTATGAGAGGCAGCTACATCAATCGGTTCACTATCTAAAACTGATATAACTGTTTCTGGAAAGAAGTTGAAAAATTCTGATACACGACTGAGAATTACATTATCACCTGCCAAGAACCCAAGTCTGTTTCTAAAGAAAAAGACGTTATTAATCTTATTACCGATAAAAGAAGGATCTGGTGCTGATACAACATCACCTACTGTTCTCTCTCCCCATTTAGGTAAGGTATAGTCAACACTAGATATGGTGTATGTATCGCCATCTACCTTTGCAAATCTAAAATTACCATCAGCCTGTCTAATCAAAACATGTGGCATGGTTCCATAATTAAACTTAAATGTAATACCTGGTTCTAAAGTTTCTTCCCACTGCCCTTCTTCAAATGTACCTCCATTATTAGTAACAAACTTAACGTAGTAATTATCAAAGTTAGTATCTTCATCTCCTTTTACCTCAACCACATAACCATTAGGTGACACCTTTGGAAGATCAGTAAATCTTTGTACTGAATCCTTAACAATGGTCATCTTGGAATCACCTTGTGTATCAGTACCATCTATAGAAAAGTTGCTACCATCATTCTTTTTTATATGTAAGACAGGGCCATTACGAGCAATGGTAAAACCTGTTAATGCAGAATCCAGACTGTTCTTTAAATTAGTTGCAACTGTATCTGTACTTAGTGGGTCATCTCCTGTGGTGTCATCAGTAACAGTATTACCATCAACCGTTACAGAATAAGTTGTTTTAGATGTTGCCTGAGTTATAAAGACTACCGCTTGAGTATCAGTACCACCACTAAGGGTAGTGTCCATTGCTGTTGCAATACTGGTATTAACAACAAAGGTATAGTCAGCAATAGTTACAGTCTTAATTACACTTCTGGGATCTGAGGTATTTAGGTATGTCGTACCATCTGGTTTGTTTACTGTCTTTTCTGTTCCGTCTAATTCATATACTTTGACGTTACCATTACTAAATATTGCTACATACTGTTCATTAGCATCTCTATTAATGGTTTGTATATGAACATTACCTAATGAAGAGGAGCTAAGTGCTGTTACATATCTCAAACCAGGTCGTTTTACCAGACCAATAACAGGGTTACTATCAGCATTGTCTTGTATATCAGCATGATCAGCCTGCTTTGTAGCATCTGAAGACTGTGATACACCTCTCAGCAATGTTGGTATTGCTCTTGATATAACACCCATAGTTACCTGATTAATGCGTTAGCTGGTGAGTAAGTATCAAAGACACTTGTTAATGAAGGATCTCCTCTGAGAAGGTTATGATCACCATTAGCCAAGTCTGTTTCCATCAGTATAGCTCTTGCTCTTACTTCGTCTTGTTGTGTATAAGTTCTTAACCCATCATCACTAACTAATCTATCAACAAAAATACGAGCAGCTTTTATTGTTATATATCTCCTTGCAGGTTCTGGAATCTCATCAAAGGTTCTAAAATAAACCACAGTACAGATAAGATCTTCGTCAAACTCATACTTATTATTTAACCTGTCATATAGCTTCAGACCACGTTGTATCGCATCAATTGTAGTGTGATGATGAGTATTAGGATCAACTCTTAAAATGTCTGTTGGAAGGGCTACATGATCAGAAGCATCTCTGGTAAGAGTTACATCTATTTCAGTATTAAAAGACCAACCTTCAGATTGAACTTCTTTGTTTACCTCAGTAAGAGTTGATTGTGCTAGACGAGCATCAACAGGAAGAGTACCTGTAAGACTGTTAATAGGAGCTTCTCCTATAGCAGCCAACATAATGTTGATACTTTCTAATTCAGTGGTTGCAGCTACAGTCATGGTTTAGTATTTTTTAATTTTAAGTGATTCTCTACCACCTATTTTTTTCTTCTTTTTCTTAATGTTGTAGGCTTTACCTTCTGGCATAATAATCTCCAAATAGTAGGAAAAGAGTACCCATTGCTGAGTACCCTTCGAGGTAAGTTAAGAAGCAGATAACTTGATTGTAGCTGCACACTCAGGTCTTAGGATTCCATGACCAAGAGCATACTTAGCAACCATCAATGTACCTTGATACATGATTCCGTAGTCAGAACCAGAGATCTCAGTTGTCATATCCATTAGTTTAACTGTACCAACAGCAGACTTATGGAAGACAAGACCGATAGTTTTGCTGTCATCACCTGAGTAGGTGTTGTTAGCTCCACTTGGGTTAGATCCTACGTTTGATTGAGGTACGTTGTTACTCATCATCACTGGAATACCAGCAATCTGTTGTATACGACCTGAAGCAAATGAACCATTGCCACCTGGGTTGAAGTCAACATCTACTGTTCTTGTAGCTGATTCAGCTAACTTGTAATACTCAGCAGGTGGTAACACACAGAAACGATCTGTTGGAGGAATGTCTCTTTCATCAAATGCCTGTGCAATGTCATAGATAGCTGCTGCTAACTCATCACCAGTAACATCAGATGAAGCAGTATTACCATTAGCAAGAGTAGAAACTAATCCACCACTGCCACCTGTAAGTGTTGTAGATGCTCTTGAAGCATTAGCGATAACTTTCGCTACGTTCTGATCATAGGTCTTAGCTAAAGCCTTACCTAATTCATCAGCGTATGTAGCTCTTACATCGTAATGATTCATAAGCTCGTCAAGATTGCTGACGAAAGCTTGTGATATTAAAAGATCATCAATAGAAACAAT